ATGTGGCTGTACGCTGAAGGACTTATGGGAGTTGTACAATCCCGCAACCGGTACAAGCAGTTTACGTTAACCCTTTAATTTTTATCAAACATGGCTGAGAACAGCAACGTGTATGTGGGATACACTGAATCCCCACGAGTAAACCAGCGCATCTCCTTCACCCTCGAAGAGCTGGACAACCTGAAGCAGTACGCAACCTCCAAGGGGCGCGTGTACATCGACGTGGTGTCCGTGCCAGACCGTGAAGACAATCGTCGAATGAAAGCTTTCTGCTCGGTGTACGACCCGAACAGTCAGAGCGAACAGAAGCGCAAGGTGGAAGCGAAGAGCACCACCGAAGTGCCATTCTAAATAGTGGTTAGGATGTAGACCGCAAGGGGGGAGTCAGTTTCGTGAATTGTTCTGGCTCCCCTCGCTATGCTCTCGTAGCTCAACTGGATAGAGCATCACCCTTCTAAGGTGAATGTTGCAGGTTCGAGTCCTGCCGGGAGTACTAAAAGCCTTACTGAAATGGACATCTTTAGAGAAACATACCGCGACTACCTTGAGGCGATTGGCATCGAGGCATCAGAGTCGAGAACCCGACAGCAGGTAGAGCTGAGGGCAGCGTTCGCCAACGCGACATCCGCGTTCTTTCATCACACCGTGTGTGCCAACCTGTTCAACAAGGACAGGACAACCATCTACCACTACAAGCAGAACCATGAGATGTACTTCGTCTCAAGTCCTGATTACAGAACGTACTTCGAAACAGCCTCTCGAATCGTACTGGAAAAGCTGGATGCCTTCGAGAAGGACGACCTTAATTTAGAGGCTCAAAACTTTCTTACTCCCCATGAGCAAATTGATACAATCAAAGGCATCATCAAAACCCTCGAAGCCTTCAAAGACAGAATCCAAATCAGACTTAGACGCTATAAACCCAACGCACTACAAGAGGGGGGAGAAGCAGGTCTGGCAGATGATGATAGACATCTGGGGCAAAGACTCATACATCGCGTTCTGCGAGATGAATGCCTTCAAGTACCGCATGCGAGCGGGGAACAAGCCCGGCAACAGCGTGGAGCAGGACATGGAGAAGGCGAAGTGGTACGAGAACAAGATACAGCAGCTGCGGAATGAAGAATCAGAAGGTAACCATCTATCCAACCATCTATCGCACACAGGAAGCAGTAATTACGAGCCTCGATACAGTTCTAACGAGGATAAAGGAGGGCAAGAGCCGACCAAAGGTTGAGCTAATTCGTGAGGGCGACAAGTCAGTCAAGCAAGAGCTCCCAGCTGTATGCTTTAGCGGAATCTTTGAGAAGAACAAGCGCAGCGACGACAGCCTCAAGTATCACAGCGGTCTGGTCATCTTAGACTTTGACCACGTTGATGTTGCCAGAACTAAGTCTGCCCTTGCGGGTGACAAATACATCTTGTCCTGCTGGGCATCGCCAAGTGGTGAGGGTGTCAAGGCTCTGGTAGAAATCACCAACACCGAACGTCACCGCGACCACTACCGCTCTCTCAAGCGTTACTTCGAAGAGCAGTACGGCCTTGAGCTGGACAGCACCGGAGAAAACGAGAGCCGGGCGTGCTTTGAATCGTATGACCCAGACATCGTAGTTAAAGGCGAGTACGAGAGGTATGGCGGCATGCTCTCTGAGCGTAGCCAGAACCAAGAGGTAAGGGAGTCATCTGGAAGGACAGACTTCAACAAGGTGAACATCGCCGCTGCCATGATTCGCAAGGCGGAGGACGGCGACAAGCACAACGTGCTGGTGAAGGCTGCCAGCTTGATGGGTGGATACGTTGCAAGCGGAATCGTCGAGGAGGATGTTGCTCGCTGGGTGTTGGAAAGGGAGATTCAGAAGAGAGACATCGACAACCTTGAGGGTGCGCTCAAAGCCATCGAAGATGGGGTATCAAACGGAAAGAAGCTGCCCATCAGCGAGGTCATCAATAGCGAGGAGAAGATTAAGCGGGAGATGAAGCTGAACGATGGGGACATGTCCTTCATCAGCAGCGACGACGTTGACTACGACTGGATTGAGCAGTACGTCGATGGCAAAATTCCATTGGGTCTGTCCACGGGCAACGCATTCATGGATGAGAACTTCGTATTCAAGAAGGAGTTCGTCATGATTAACGGGCACAGCAACATTGGGAAGACCACCTTTGCCCTCTGGCTGATGGTAGCCAGCTCGATGCACCACGACTGGAGATGGGTCATCTACAGCTCAGAGAATCGCTCCGCTGCTGTCAAGATGAAGCTCGTGCAGTTCGCGCTGAACAAGAAGATTGGCAGCACCACGCACATCGAGCGCAAGAAAGCAAGAGAGTGGGTGGAGAAGCACTTCGTTGTCATCGACAACAGCAAGACCTACAGCTACATGGACATCATCCTGTTCTGTGAGAAGGTGCACAGGCAGAACCCGATTGACGGATTGTTTGTAGACCCATACAACAGCCTGAAGATTGAGATGAGTGCCAACCGTGGTGTTGGGCCGCACGAGTATCACTACGAGGCTGCCTCAGAGTTCCTGACCTTCAGTAACAACATGGATGTAGCTGTATGGGTGAACGCCCACAGCATCACAGAGAGCCAGCGAAGGAAGGGTGACGATGGCTTGCAGGTTGCTCCCTACGCAGAGGATACCGAGCACGGAGGTAAGTGGGTGAACCGCAGCGATTGTTTCATCACGCTGCACAGAAAGATTCAACACCCAGACGTACTTCAGAGGCGGTGTATTGAGATGCACGTTCGAAAGGTTCGTGAGGTAGACACTGGCGGGAAACCCACGCCCTACGCGCAGCCAATGATATTCGAACTGAACTCTACGCAGAGCGGATTCTCCATGCACGCACCCCACCAGAAGCTATTCACATCGCTTGGTGAACAACTTGTTGGTAAACAAGAGCACTTCTGAACGTACCTTTTAGGGCATGGCTAAACGCCGCAAGAACCTAACAAGGCCAACCAAGGGCAGGAAGCGCAAAGACCTCAACAGAGCAGGAGTCAAGCTGAAGTCAACTCTGGAGACATACTGCTATGACAAGCTAAGGGAGGCAAAAGTTCAATTTGGATATGAAAGCGAGACCTTTCAGCTGATGGACTCGTTTAGGTATCCCGGCGTTTACCACAAATCAACACGGGGGAAGGACGTGATGACCGACGCAACGAACAGGGTGGTACTTGGAGTTAAGTACACACCTGACTTCGTTAGTCACGAGCACCGCTTTATCATTGAGACGAAGGGGTGGGTTCCATCGCAGCACACTTTTCCTTTGAGGTGGAAGATGTTTCTGAAGTACCTGTCGGACAACGACATGGATGACTACATGCTCTTCATCCCCAAGAACAAAAAGCAGGTAGACGAAACGATAACAATCATACTGAGCCACATCAATGGAGAAGCAAAAACTTAGTCAGCTCTACAGCTACTGTACGCAGGAGATACAGAGGCTGACTACGGAGCTGTACGAGCAGCTCCATGACGGAAAGGGCAACCCATCTACAGACTGGGAGCAAACACTGGACGACGTAAGAAAGTACAAGAAGCTCGTAATTCTTGAGCTCGAAGCACTGAAGCATGCGTTGAAAGAATACATAGAAGACGAGGATGTCGAGCAGCTTTCTTAAAGACCTTGAGTTCGGCAACAGGGTAGAGCTTGCTTGGATGAACTTCATGGGAACGATTACTGGCAGGGACTACGAGCAGTCTCAGGGTAAGGTTTCCGGATGGGACATTCACGACAGGACGGAAAACCAATACTATGAGGTGAAGTGGGACACCAAGTCCTGTGCTAAATGGAAGTCATTTGGCAAGGAAAGAAACCCCACCGACAACCTCTTCATAGAATACGTCAACCCCAGCCGAACCCCGCCCAAAGCAACGGGTATTCGCGCATCTACATCAAAGTACTGGGTCTATGTTGTGAAGCACGCGCCCGACCAGTTCGTTGATGACAACAAGTTTGGTGAGTACAAGTGTCACGCCCACCTGTTCAACAGAGAAAAGCTCTTGACCTTTTGTGAAAACGCAAACCTTCAATCGAGAGACACGAAGCGAGATGTTGGCAAGGGGGAAGCTGTAAATGCAAGGGGTTGGATTCTGCCGTGGAGCTTGGTCACCGCTCCCGAAAAAGAGACCGGATACTTGGCTGTGTACGACATCTCTGCCTATCTTTCTCTTCCGATTTTAACACGATGAATAGAACAAAATTGGTCTTACTCCGGACAATAAGTAAAGAGTTTGAGGTGCTGCACGCTGCCGTGGAAAGCATACTCAACACAGAATTGATTACAACATGCAGGAACAGGGAGAACGTGAATGCCCGCATGATTTTTTCCAAGATTCTTCTGGACAAGGGATACACCACAACTGCCATTGGTGAGTACCTCGGAAAGAGTCACTGCACTATCGTGCACTACAAGCAGCGGTTCGACGGATACATCCTGAACGACAAGAGGCTGAAGGATTCCTACGAGAATGCAAAGGCTGTGTACTACGGCAACTTTGACCCGGTGTATGACATGAGCAACGCCGAGCTAAAGCAAGAAGTATTTAGCCTTCGCAAGAAGATTACCGAGCTGGAGAGTAAGGTGGAGGGACTAAGAAAAAAACACGTCTGGCGTGGTGGATTTGACAGGATACAGGAGGTGCTGTACCAGAAGTGCCCCAAGGGTCAAGAGGAGCGAGTAGAGCAGGCAATAAACTCATACCTCAATGGCCTATACTACTAAAGACATCGACAGGGTTCTGGGGTTCACAACGTGGACGAATAAACAGAAGCTGGATGAGCTTCTCAGAATGGACTGCGCTCTTTACTGTGCCCTTGGCACTGAGTCCACCAAGGCTGAGCGCGAAGCTGTGAGAAGGGAGTCTCGTAAAATTTACAAGGCGATTAAGACGTTTGACTCCCAGAGCGGGGAGATGTTCTTGCGCGTAATGGATTTGAAATGAACGTACAACCCACCAAGGAATTTCTAGCTGGTCTCAACAACTTCAAAAGGCAGTACCTTATTGACGTGTTAGCAGAGAACGACGCGCTACTGGCTGATGGATTTGAGGAAGCCCTGATTGGCTACACTCAAGGCTCGAATGTCGTGGCGGTGTACGATTACGACACCTGCGTCTCCATCTTGATACACAGGGACGGCATGACGATTGAAGATGCGGTCGAGTTCATGGAATACAATGTAGTAGGCTCATACGTTGGGGAGAAGACACCCGTCTTCATGTCCTATGGTTGAGCTCCCAGTAATGCAAGGTGTCAGAGCTTTGGCGAATGCCATAAAACCCGTATCTTGCATTGCGTTACGCCGGATAGTGCATAACGGATTTTGGTTACCTTTCAGACCCCTGCTCTTCGGAGCGGGGGTTTTACTTTCTGGACTTCTCGATTGTGCGACCAGCGAAGTAGGCACCAAATGATGTCAGCATCAGAATCTCAAGCAAGGAGACGTAGCTGTCCTTCACATTGAATGGAAGGCTGTCCATTGAGTCTAACACCATGGTCACAACGAACATAGCCATCAGAGCAATCAGGGTAACGGGTCTGATGTACTTAGCCAGCTTTACGTCGCTGCTCATGTCAGCCTTCCAACGCTCAGTCACGTTGTTCTGGTAAGCAATCTCTGCATCTACGCGAGCCCTCGCCTCCTCTGGGGAGATTCCCGGCTCCTTGTCGAGCAGGTTCTTGACCATGCCCAGTGCTCCGCTGTCAGGGAGTAGGTCTCCCACGGTGTTGAGAACATTAGGTGCGGCCTTGGCAAGCCACTTACCCAGTCCAGTGTCTTTGATTTTCTTTTTCTCAGCCATCGTAATCGGTGTATGTGATTGTACATTCCTCGCATTCCAACGCTGCTGCAATGGGAGGGTAAACTCTTTTGTAAGCCTCGGTCGAGCCGCCGACAAATCCAGTGGACACTATGTTCTCCGTTTGGCTGTTACCGAGTAGTAGGCACCCGCTGGTATCGTCCTCGTCGTTACCGCAGTGAATCAGGATGTGCTTGAAGTTTGGAACGTCCAACACCTCAATCATCCCCTTGTGCATTTCGCCGAACCTTTTGGTGTACCTGTCGTGGTATCCACCCCAAGTCTTTAGCCTCAGTTTGTATGTGCCCGCAGATATTCTGGTTTCGTGCATGACCTTCTCTTCCCTGTCTTCGTCTTCAAGTGTGAAGCAAAGGAACTCACGGAACTCTGTACCGTTGCTCACATCAAACAATAGCCCCAGCGTGTCCCGCTTCTGACTGCTAAACCTTATCACCTCTAGTTTCATTCTTCAACAGATTCTATGTATTGCTTCTCAACGTAGAACGAGGGGCGCACCATTCCAAAGTAGGTGTCAAGGAACAGCTTGAACTCAGCAAACTCCTGAGCCTCCATGTCCTGTCTCTTACCACGCAGATAGGCGTAGTAATCGCGTGCGTTTTTGAGCTGCTTGGTGAGCTTTCTTGTCTCCCTCATGAATGACTTGTACTGGTCGGGGTACGTCTCCTTCATGTGCTTCTCAGCAAGGATTGGCTTCAGTGAGGTGCGTGTTGACTGGACTGCCCTTTGCTTGTCGAACACTGAGTCCTTGTCATCAATGATTTCTCTGAGTCGCTCCTCTCCTGCGATACCCTCGAACTTCTCCCCGTACTTACTGGCAACGATTTCGTATGCGGCAAGTGCCTCTTCGTTAGACAGCCTCCTATCTCTTGGCAGGTTGTCCAAGTCACGAACCAGAACATCAATCTCCTTGCTGGACAATCCAAACATCTGTCCGGCAAACAGGAAGGTCTTCAAGTAGTAGTGCAACTGCATTGCCTCCTTGTCTTCCGGTCTGACGAAGTACTCAGTTCCGTTGCTTGAAACCACGCGGTTTGGTGGCAAGGCAAGATTTTCTGCAATCGTTCTGGCATCATCAATGAAGTCTCCATACGGGCCAAGCAACCTCGTGAATCCTTGAGTAGGGTCTTTAGGAGCAGACTTGTAATACATTGGAGCACCCTTACCCAGCCTTGTCCAACGCTCGTATCCGTCCTCATCACCCAAGTCAAAGTCACCCTCCATCATGACATCATAGGGATACAGTAGATGCTCGTTGAGCATACCCTTGATTTGATTGTCAAGCACCCCCATTGGAGGAAGTGGTTGAGCATCAACAATCACCTGAGATAAGATGTCCCTCCATTGTGAATCCTTAGGCATGTCCTCTTCGTCATCGTCGATGAAGATGCTGGAGATTGCAGGAATCAAAACCTTTCCGATGTAGGCAAAAAGAGTAAGTTCAGCAGCGTGACCAAGCATGGCAA